TTATGGAATGTACTTTATGAACAGCGTGCCGTCGGGCTTACCTTCTACAGAAGGTGTGCCGGAGGCATACAGATACACGTTCACCACCCGCGCCTCCTCCGGCGCTGTGCTGCCCGTGATCTTCAGCGTCGGAAGCACCGTATGGGTATGCCCAGCGGCCGCTTTGCCGTCCATGTCCTGCTTGAGCGTCGCCACGGAATACGCGAGCACGCGCTCATCCGCGAAGCTGCCGGATACGATCCCCGTAGAATCGGCGCGCAGCTTGCAGAACGGCATCTGGTGGAGGACCCCGCCTGAATTGACGTCCTCCTGCGTAAGGGGTGGGTATCCCGCCGTATCCGAAAGCACCTTGAAGCTGCCCTGCAAGAACTCCGCCTCGCTGTTGGCCTGGTTGAGGTTGACCTCGAACAGCACCCGCATGTACTGCGTCTGCCCTGCGGGCACCGATGGTATGCCGATGCTCTCAGGGGAAGTGATATACACCAGCCTCCCGCATACAAAGAACGCCCCCGTGCCAATGTTCACGGCGGCGGCCCCGTCCTGCGCGACCTCGCAGCCGGAGATCACGCAGGAGTTGTTCGCCAGCGCAACCGCGTGGCACAGCCCGTCGTCCTGCGAGCGTACCTTCTGCTTGTCGAATGTAACTGCACGGATGGCCATATCACATCCCTCCTTTGAGCTTGTCGGTCAGTGTCAGCTTCGCGTCCCCGAAGCGGACCAGCGTCGTTCGTGCGCTGCTGCTCATATGGATGTAGCTGACGTAGGTATCGTAGATGCCGGAGCGGGTTTTCACGGTCGCCCGGTCGAACAACCGGATGCCCGAAACGTCGTATAGCAAGGAACCGGAGAAAATTTCGGCCTCGATCAGGTGGCTGAACTGGTTCTTGGCGAAGGCGTCCGCGGCGGCGGCCTCCTCGTCCTCGGGATTCTCACAATAGATGGCGTCCGCCTGCCCGGCTGATCGGATACCTGCCGAGGGGTCGGTTCCATAGGAACCGTCGGTGAAAAGATAGTAGGTCGTGGTGCCCGCAGACGTTTTTACCGTTACTTTGGAAACACACTTGGAAACGACGGTTTCGCTCAGGTGCAGCACGTCCGCCACCGTGGCGTCAATAATATGCCGCTTCGGTTCCCGTTGCCCGAGCAACACGCGCAGCATGCCGGGCGCGGGCGTAAAATCCGCGAAAATCCCATGCCGTTTGGCAACGTAACGCAGGAAGGTATCGAGGTTGTAGATGCCATTGTCGTTGTGTGGGATGACGCCGAGCGGGGTCTGCGTTACCGCCTCGGCCCACAGGTACGGTATATCCAGCACCGCGTCGCCGGAGGATATGAAATTGTCCCGAATAGCGGAGAAAATGAAGTTCTCCGTAACCGCATCCCCCGCGCCCAGCAGGATATTCCGCGAAAACAGGCTGGATATGGGAAGCGCCTGGAGCGTAACGGCAGTCGTGTTTTTGTCTGCCTCAATCCCAGAACAGATGCCCAGGTAGCTGTTTCGCAACAGCACAAAATCTCCGATCGCCGCATCTACCGGAGCCGCGAACGTAAAGCTGCTTTGTGCGGGGGAGGCGGCATCCTCGCTGATTTCGTACCGAACGGGGTTGGCTGCCGCCTTGACGGACATATCCGCTTTGGAAAGGATATAGCATTGCATATCACACCGCCTTGTAAGAGGGGTATACCGTGATGGTCGCCTTCCCTGAAATCTCGTTGTCCGCGCTCAGGCGCAGGGCAGACAGCCCGCGCGGGAGCTTGAAGAAGTTGTCGTTCTCTATGGAGATGGCGCCGATCAGGTTTTCCTCCGAACCGTCCGGGAACCGTTTTTTGAGGTACAGTTCATCGTCCTTTGTGCAATAAAGTAGCGTTTGCCCTTCCTCGATCACATTGGTAACCGCGAGTTGGGCGGTGAGCGTTCCAAGAATATATAAGGAAAGAGCGGGGTTCACGAGCGGGCCTTCGGCTTCCAAGAGCAGAGGAGCATCGAAGTGCCCATCATTGGTGATCTCGATGTCGTTGGCGGAAACGTCGCTGTAGGCGTACTCATATGCGCGTTCATACCGCAGTTCCGTGCCTCCTTGGTCGGCTACGATGCGCAGGCTATCCCGCTTATACCAAGCGCTTTTCAGGGTCAGAGTAACATCGCACTCCATGCGGCCACCCTTGATTTCGCCCTTTGTGACCTGTTCAACCTCCGCATCTGCCAGAAATTCTCCAGTGGCCGATTCGTAGCGCGGGGCATATACCAGGCGGAGCGTTCCGGCGGAGGATATGAAGTTCACCAGCGCCCGATAGCCGTCATATGCGCGGGAATCGTCGAACGCAGCAACGCCCGTAAAGGAACGCAGCGGGAACGCCTCTTCTACCACCCGCGCGGCGCTGCCCACCAGTTCGTAGCTGCGGGATATGGCCAGCCCGAGGCCGGCGGGCGAGGTCAGTAGCGCCCCCGCCTTCAGGTCCTGCAGGTTGAAGCGCTGGCGGAGCGCGTTTTCAAGATAAAATCTGCGGTGCAAAAGAACGCCCCCTGTTCGTTGTGGTTTTATCTGCCGGAAAAAGCGTTTGAATATGAAACCGCCACATACAATGCTGTAAGCAGATAAGGGCAGGTGCGTTATGAGCTGGCAAGAAAACATACGGGTGCTTTGGACGGACCATCTGGTTTGGATCAGACAATTTCTGATCAGCCTGATGTTCCGACTTCGAGATTTAAGCTATATCTCGATACGCACCCTGCAAAATGCTATTGATTTCTCAGCGCAGCTTACTCCCTTCTACGGCTTGGAGAACGCGAAGCTCTATGAAACTCTGCTTGCCGAGCGGGTTCTGCTGTTGGCCGAATTGGCGTCCACCATAAAAATGGACGGTGATACTTCTGTGCAATTATCAAAACTGCAGAAAAATGCGGATGATACCGCCGCCCTGTTTGCCGGTTTGAACCCTTATTGGGATAAGGCTGTATGGCAGCAGATGCTATATACGCAGTATCGGCTCGAAGAACAGCTCATACGGCAGATCGCGCAAGATAGGTTCTCCACGTCGGTTCCCATATATGACGCAATCTATCAAAATGCCTTGAAGATGGCGGCCTACACGGCACAATTTCCAAAGTTCGCATATCCTCTAGGCACCGCTCTTGCGTTTCCTAGTACGCCATCCCCAGCCGGCGATTGAAGGTATTGACCAGCATGTTGATCTGCCCCTGCCGGGCCCGAGACCGGGCTGGGGTCGGCAGCACTCGCCCAGGTCCTGCAGGTTGAACCGTTACCGAAGCGCATTTTCAAGGTAAAATCTGCTGTGCTAAAATTCGCCCACCTGCTCGTTGTGGGTTTATCTGCCGAAAAGGCGTTTGAATACGAAAATGTTACATACAATGCTGTAAGCAGAAAGAGGCGGTATCTCTATGAGCTGGCAGGAAAGTATACGTGTGCTCTGGACGGATCATCTGGCTTGGATTAGGCAACTCTTGACCAGCCTGATGTTCAGGTTGCGGGATTTAAGCTATGTAACGATACGCACCCTGCAGAACGCCATCGATTTCTCAGCGCAGCTTACTCCCTTCTACGGCTTGGAGAACGCGAAGTTGTATGAGACTCTACTGGCCGAGCGGGTTCTGCTGTTGGCCGAATTAGCCTCCACTTTAAGAATGGGTAGCGATGTTGCCCTCCCAATGACAAAATTGCATGCAAACGCCGACGACACCGCGGCCCTGTTTGCTGCACTGAATCCCTATTGGAATAAGGCCGTGTGGCAGCAAATGCTGTATACGCAGTATCAGCTTGAAGAGCAGCTCATACGGCAGATACTGGAGGACAAATACTCTACGTCGGTTCCCATATACGATGAAATTTATCAGAACGCCCTGAAGATGGCGTCCTATATGATTGATGGGATTACAGCGCAATTTCCACAGTATGCATACCCTGTGGGCACGGCTCTTGCGTTTCCTACAGCGCCATCCCCAACCGGCGGTTGACCGTATTGACCAGCATATTGATCTGCCCCTCGTCCAGCGTATTCGTGTACACGTTTAGGGTGATTCGGCTACCGGAGGGTGTGCTTCCTGCGGCGTTTCCGCCGTCCACGGAGATGTTGGCTTTCGCCCCACCTACGGCGGCGTTTAGCCGGTACATGGCGTCGTCCACGGCCGGGACGCTGCCCGTGATCCCTTGTGCAAGGCCGAGGCTCAGGTTCTTGCCGATATCCGCAAACACACGCGACGGCGAGTGGATGCCCAGGGTATCCTTGACGCCGCTGACCAAGCCGTTGAAAAGGCCCGTCACCTTGTTTTTCAGCCAGCTTGTCAGAGACTGGATGCCCGACCATACGCCCTGCATGAAGCTTTCGCCCAGATCGCCTGCGGCGCTCAGCAGTTTCCCCGCTGACTGGACGAGGCCCGATACCAGTGCGCCCATCAACTCTACACCCGCCCGGATGATCTGCGGCAGGTTGTCCAAGATCGCCTGCGCGATCTCCGGGATCATGCCGATCACGGTCTGAATGAGCTGCGGCAGTGCGTTCAGGATGCCGAGCACCACCGCCAGCGTGATCTGAATACCCGCCTGAATGATCTTGGGCAGGCTCCGCAGGATGGCGCTCACGATCTCGGGGATCAGGCCCAGGATGCAGTTCACCAATTGCGGCAGATTATCGAGAATGCCCTGGATCAGCGCCAGCAGCAGGTTCAAACCGGCCTCGATGATCTTGGGCAGGTTTTCGGTCAGCGTCCGTATGATCTGCCCGATCGCCTGGATGATCGCGGGAATGAGCTGCGGGATGCTGTTTGTCAGCCCCTGCACCAGCGCAAGCAATATCTGTATGCCCGCGTCCAATACGACGGGGAGGCTGTCGAGCAGGCTTGTAGCGATCTGCGCCACCATCTGAACCGCCATGTTGGCGAGCGCGGGCGCGTTGCCCGAGATAGCAGCGATCACGCTTTGGAACATCCCCAGCGCGGCGGCGAGCAGAACAGGGAGTATCTGCGGGAGCGTGGCGATCGCCGAGGCCGCGAGGCTACTGAGAATCTTGGTGCCCTGCGTCGCAAGCTGGGGCAGCGCCGCCGATATGCGGGCCGATACATCCGTAAGGAGCGAGGATACCGAATCCCCCACGGCGCTCCAATCGCCCGTCTGGATGGCACCCGCCGCAGACGCCGCCACCTCGCGCACATGATCGACCACTTCGCCGAGCGCAGGCACGACCGCCGCGCCCAACGTTTGCGCCAACACCGTGCCGGTGGCCTTCAGGCGCTGCATCCGGTCGTCGAACGCGCCCAGGGCCGTGACGCTGTGATCCCCCAGCACCGCGCCGACGCTGTTCGCTTCTTCCGCAAGGTTATTGAGCGCATCCGATCCCGCCGCGATCAGAGGGTTCAGCTCCTTGGCATTCTTGCCGAAAAGCTGCATGGCGAGGGCGTCGCGCTCGGTTTCATTGCTCACCTTGCCCAGCGCGCCGATCGCGTCGGTCCATACTTCCTTGCTGCTGCGCAACGAGCCGTCCGAATTGGATATGGAAACACCCAGCGCCTTGAATGCCTCCGCCTGCTTGCCGCTGCCGTCGCGTGCGGAATCCATGCTCTTGGTCAGCTTGAACATGGAATCCGTCATGGTCTCGAGCGGCACGTCCACAAACCGGGAGGCGTAGGATAGCTCCTGCAGCGTTTTCGTGCTGATGCCCGTTTTATTGGAGAGGGTAATCAGCTCGTCCGCCGCTTCCCCCGCGCCGGTGGTGATCTTCCAGACGCCCGCACCCGCGGCCGCGGCGGCCGCGCCCACGGCGGCGATCCCCGCAACGGCCGCTTTGCCTATCCCGCCCGCTATGGAACCCAGCATGCCGGAAAAGCCGCGCGTCTTTTCGGAGGCGGTATCCATCTCACGCCCTGCGCTTTCCGCCTCGTTCCTAAGGGCGTCGATGCGTTCGTCGGCGGTACCGGCTACCGTACCCAGGCCCTGCAGCTCGCCCTCGAACCGGTTGACCTCGCCCTCAGCCTTGGCGATCTCGCGTGTGAAGGCGCGGTACTGCTCCTCGGAAATCTTGCCTTCGGCGAACTGCTGGTTGACCTGTGCCTGTGCGATGCGCAAGGTATCCAGTTTTTCCTTGGCATTCGCTACAGCCTTTGCAAGTAGCTCTTGCTTCTGGGCGAGCAGTTCCACATTGCCGGGGTTCAATTTGAGGAGGGATTCGACCTGTTTCAGTTCCGATTGTAAGCTGCGCGCCTTCTTGTTGACGTCCTCCAGCGCTTTCCCGAGACCCGTGGTGCTGGCGCCGATCTCCACCGTAATACCCTTGATCGTGCCCGCCACAGCAATCCCTCCTTTCGGGTGCAACAAAAAGGACCGCTGAATAGCGATCCAATCGGTATCCTAATTAAAAAGCCTGCCGATCAGCGCCGGCAGGCCATGCAATGCGATAGGGCTTTGGTCCTGTTTACTCCGTAACCAAGGCATTCAACCGGGGGTGCGTACCCTCCAGATTGTTATACACCCAGACTTTATCCCCCCATATCCATAACCCACCGCTGACGGCCGGGGAAATGTCGGCGGTGGATTTTACCGGGGGGTATAGATCTGTGTAGTCCCAACCGTGCCGCGAAATGCCGATTTCGCTCAGAGGGATTTGGTACAGCAGGCTGTTCTCCCAAAGGAAATAGAGCGTATCGTTTGCGATGTTGATTTTCGCAGTGTCAACGCCGCCCTCGAGCCAATCGATCACCAGCTCCGGCGTGCCGCCTTCCAAAGGAATACGCAGCAACTGCGTATGATGCTGCCCGGAACCCACAAAATCTCTATTGCCTATGTAGTATATGTACCCATCGTAAACTGCGGCGATATATATCGCGTCCATAAAGGGAAGGACCTCGCTTTGCCCGGTTGTGAGATCCATTTTGCGGGTGACATAGCTCGCCTCGTTGGTAGCGGCGTCGCGCTCTTGCGCCGTGTACAGCAGGCAATCCTGACCGAACGTCATATAGATGATCCCCGGATAATCCTTATACGGGTACTCAATAATCTTCTGCACCGTTCCATCCAATATGGAACGGCGTTCAAGGCCGATTATGCCATCCGGCCTTTTTGTTTCTTTGTCAATATGCTCCGACGTATCGGTTTCGTAATAGCACCAGCTTCCGACAATGGTGCACTTGCAATTATATCTGATATAAAACTCATCCAGTTTTTCCAAGGCGGCATCAGGATGATTGACGTCCTTCTTGAACAGCCTGGCCTTGCGCGCTTCTAAGTATGGGTTGTCCCGATCGGTCTCGGGAGCGGCCAGGGTAACGTAGCAGATATGCGCTTTATCCACAATCCCCATTCCGACAAATTCGCCCAGGTCTCTGGCTGTGTCTATGATGTCCGCGCCGCCCTCGGCGGCGGATACCGTGCCGCCAATCATCTCGCACGTATCGACGTCCGCCTTAAAGACGTTCCCCGAGGAATTCTGGTATACATACAGCATGCTGCCGTCGCTGACCATAATGTCACCGTGAGCATCCGTGCACATGTCCGGGTTTCCCATGAGACGGTTCATATTCACGTTGTTAATACCGCCGGCGCCATCCGAAGAGGCGTTCCATCCGATATTGGAGGATTTGGCTTCTTTATCCGGCGTGCTTTGGGCAGCCGCGGCTGAGCCGCCGTCCGTCTGTCCGGGCTGCGCCGTAGCGGCGCTGGCTGCTGATGCTTTTTCCATAACAGGGTTCGTTGCCTGATTCGCGCAGGATGATTCGAGTAAGCAAAGGCACAATAGTAAAACTGCAACGCGAATTCTTCTCATTCTTTTCTCCTTATGGGTTCATGAATTTCATCCGCACCTTTAATACCATACATCCTGAAACTGGATTTCGCAATACAAAATCCGGTCTTTTATAAGCTGCATTTATTTATGGATGCAGAAAATGCGCGTCACTATATTCAAAAGATTATATCGCTAGGTTGTCAATATCCGCCTGCGTCGCTTCGCGCTCGGGGTTTTTCGTGTCCACCAGGAAATCGGCATATGAAAGCAAGTCCGAGAAGGTAAGCTCGTCCAGCTCATGGAAAGAAAGCCCGGCGACCTTCCCGAGGTACAGGGCGTCGCGCCAGTCTACGTGTTGGCTGCCGGAGCCTGCGCCCGCACGCCCAGCAAAAGAAAAAAATTCTCGTTCACCAGCTCCATCGCCACCCGCGACGCCTCCACCATGTCGTAATCGGCAAGGGCGTCGCTCCACTCCTCGAACGGCGAAAGGTTCTTATTGGCGATGTAGGCGAACGTCCAGACCAGCCGGCGGACGATCGCGGCGAACTCGAACAGGCCGGATTGCCCCAGCATTTCAAGCGCATTTGTTTCATCCAGCCCGGAAAGCCCTTCGAGGGTGCGCATATCCGCCATCTGCTTGAGATCGGCGGCGAAGTCCGGTTCCGCTTCGCCGCGCAGCCGCGCGCGGCAATAATAATATAGGAAATTGGCCGACGCCCGAAGGGGCAAGGTCTGCCCGTTAATTAAAATAGCTCTCTGCATATACCCTCCTTACGGGGCGGTCGTGGCAAATTCGTATACATCGGTGTAAAAGCCAGCGTAGGCCGCTTCATTTTCCGCTGTCTTGACCAGCACCGCCTTCACCATGCCGTCCGATAATCTGGGGGAGGCGATGAAGGACAGCGTATCGGTGGTCGGTTCGATTGTGCCTTTGACGGTATTCGCCTCCACATTGGGCCGGGCCGCCAGGCATTCGTAGAACACGAACCGGCGGGGCTGGACGTCGCCCTGCACCTCAAACAGGAGCGCGAAGGGCGTCTGCACGGCGTCCATGTTTTCGAAGACGGCGCCGTTCCCGTCCTCAGTGAAGCCGAGGCAATCCTTGAGAAAGCTCGCGGGAACGTCGGCGATCGTCATTTCGCCCTCATACCCCTGGTTCGCCTCGCGCGTGAAATAGGCGACGTCGTCGGCGTAGAATTCCGCGCGGTCGCCCTTGGGCTTGAGCGTCAGGGATACCTGCCCCGGAAAGGGCATGGGGTCGGCGTAACCGGCGTCGGTTTTCTTGGCGTAATGGGCGTTGCGCAGCCCGAATTTGACCTTGTTTGCGGCCATATCTATCCTCCGATCAGTTGGATTTCGTACAGGATTTCGAGGAGCTTCTCGCTCTCGAGCCAGGACTCGGTCTTGTCGTAGAAAATCCCGTGGGAATCAAAAACGCCCTCGAGGATATCCTCAAGGGCGGGGTCTTTGTGTTCGGTGTATAGCTCCACCTGGTAGTGATCGCGTTTGAGATACACCATGGAGTCGGCGGCGTAGTTGGAGGAGTGCGAGAATACATACACCAGATAGGGCGGGGCCTGCGCTTTCTTGAATCCACCGCGGGCGACGGGGACGCCGACCTCGGAAAGAATGCCCGCAAGATACGCGCTCATCTTCGCACTGCCTCCGCCAGCCGTTCCTCGAACCGGGGCAACACCTGGTCGCACGCGGGCTGGATATGGGGCTTACCCGAAACCCGACCGCCGCCGCGCTTGGCGTGGCCGTGCTCCAAGAGATGCGCGCGGGAATAGTGCTTCGGATTGCATACCAGCCTGGCGTACCCTTCCTTGGAGCGGGTATCGCTGCCGAGCGGGCGCGCCATCCAGCCCTTGGCGTACTTCCCGGTGCGGCGCGGCGCGCGGGACTGTATTTCTTTCACCAACATATCTGCGGTACTGTCTACGATAGGGGGAATCGCTTCCTCCACCTCTTCGGTGTACTCCTCCATGGCGGCGGCGATTTCCCCGGCAAGTTCGTTGATATTCGTCATATGGTTACCTCGCTGCAATACAGGATCAGCGTTTTATGTTGCTCCTTGGGGTCCGCGATCCACGAAACCTCAAATATCCGGTTTCCGTACAGCACCCGCATATCCGCTGCAACATCCGGCCGGTACCGAACGGTGACCTTCACGGTCGCCTCGGACGCCGTCTGCCGTGCGGCGGCGTATTCTCGGCCGGATAGTTGATCGACCGCGGCCCACACGGTGGCGACGTCCTCCCAAACCTCGGTCTGCTGGAGCAGCGCATCCGTTACAATGGTTTTCCTTTGCAGCATCACCCGGTGGCGCAGTTCGCCGATCTTTACCATGCCGCCTCCCGGTAGGCGAACAGCATCCCGCGCAGGCCTGCCATGAGGCCCAGGATGTCGAGGCTCTCCCGTTCCTCGTAGAAACGGGACACGGCGTAGATCACGGCCTGCTTCACGGTTTCGGGCGCATCCCCGGAAACAGGGCGGCGGAGGATACCGTTCACGATATCCTCCGCCGCCTGTATAAAGGAAAGAAGCAACGCATCTTCCGTATCTCCGTCCACCCGCAGCCATGCCTTGGCTTCCTCCAGCGTAACCACGGCTACGCCTTCATCTGTAGGACCTTGATGGCTTCGGGCAGGATGAGCTTGCCATCCACGCGCTGGGTGGCCCGGAAGCCCACTTGGCCAGTGGCCGCGTATAGCTCGTTGAGCCGCTGGAAAGACCGGCCCTGCCTGTCCGCAATCCAGTAATACTTGAAATCGCCGAAAGCGATTACTTTCGCGGCCGCCTCGACCGCGGGCACATACCCGGAGGTGCGCACAGGCCGGTTCAGGATGGTATCCGGCTGTCCGGCCTGGATGGACGGCTGCCAGAGGTACTGGCCGCTGTTGTCCTTGAGCTTGCGGATGGCCTTGATCGTGGCGTCGTTGGTCAGAAACACTGCGTTGCGGCGGTAGGGCTCCCGCAGCGAGTGGTACAGGTCAATAATGTCATCCAGGGAAATCGCGGCAGCCGCGGACGTGACGCCGATCTCGGCGGAATGGAACAGGCCGGTGGGTTTGCCCGTGCCGTTGGCAACGATGAACGCCTGTTCCTCGGCGCGGCCGATCCGACGCGCGAACTCCTGGGCGATGTAGGTTTCCAGGCTGAACACGGAATCGTTGAGCAGCTCCTCGCTGACCTTGATCATGGTGGAGAGCTTGTGCGCGCCGAGATTCACGACGCCGAAGGTATCGTCGCTTTCGTGCATGGGTGCTTCCTCGTCCGTCCAATCCGCCGTGCCCTTGCTGGCGACGATGGGGATCTTCTTATCCCCAAAGGAGGACGAAACCACGGTGGCCAGCTGACGGATCAGGTTTTCCTCCTCCAGCGCTTGGATCAGCGTTTTTTCGAACTCATCCGGCACGAGGTAACCGCCCTCGGAATCGGTGCCGACCTGCAGCGCGTCCAGGATCTCGGGCCGGGCGGCCTTGGAACGCATGGCGTTCCAGAAGGAACGCTTGTACTCATCCGAGGCACGGCCGGTCTTGGTATCCCCGCCGGTCTTGGCGTCGGGCTTGTTCACGATGGGTGTTGAGGTAGGCTTGGTCATTTCCAAGTCGACCACGGCCTGGCGTTCCAGGCGCTCGACCTCCTTGCCGAGCGCAACGACATCGGCTTCCATCTTGTCGTAGGTAGCGGCGTCCTCGGCGGACAAAAGCCCGCTCTCACCACGCTTGCTGTCCAGGAACGCCTTGGCCGCTTCCCATGCCTTCGCGCGCTTTTCGCGCAGTTCAAGAATTTTGCTCAAATTAAGTTCCTCCTATTTCTGCAATAAAAAAAGCCGCTTTTCCAGCGACTCGATCGGGATACCTGTAGGTTTTTCGGGGTGGGGGAGCTTCTCCAGGATGGAGTTGGTGACCGCTTGCCTGCTGAAGAGTAAGCCGTCCTCCGCGCCGGGCGGGGATTCATCCTCCTTGGAATACAGAACCGCATCCGCGAAGCCCAGTTCCACGGCCTTTTTGGCGTTTAACCAGGTCTCGGCGTCCATGAGGTGGGAGATGCGGGAGCGGGACAGCCCGGATTTCAGCTCATACGCGTTGATAATGCTTTCCTTGACCTCGTCCAGCAGGTCGATTGCCTTCTGCATTTCGTTTACATTTCCCCAGGCGACGGTCATGGGGTTATGGATCATGAGCATACTGGTGGGCGACATGTACACCTCACCGCCGGCCATGGCGATGACCGAAGCGGCGCTGGCCGCGATCCCGTCCACCTTGACGGTGACATGCCCTTTGTACTCCATGAGCATGGTGTAGATCTGGGACGCGGCGAACACGTCGCCGCCGGGGCTGTTGATCCATACGGTGACGTCGCCTTCCTCCGAAAACAGCTCGCAGCGGAACTGCTTGGGCGTCACCTCGTCGCCCAGCCATGTTTCCTCCGCAATGGCGCCGTCCAGCCGCAGCGCGCGGGAGCCGTCCTCGTTTTTCACCCAGTTCCAAAAGCGGCTATGCATCTGCCTCCTCCTTTCGAATCGCGTTCAACTTGGCATACTCGCCGAAATAATAAGAAGCGGCGTTGTTGTAAGCAATCGCCGCTTCTTCGGGTGTCTCAAAATATCCTAAGAACTTAAATCGTCGGTCCGGATGAATGTGCGCCATATACCTTCCTTTCGATTTATCAAAGCACACGCCTTTATAGCCGGTTGAGCTGTTCCGGCGTATTTGTTGGTTGTAACAATTCTTGTGCTGTGTACAGCGTCGCAGGTTACGCTTACGGCAGTCAGAAGGATCTCCGTTGATATGATCAACTACTGTACCGCTTGGTACGCCCAAAAGATACCTGTGCAGTTTTATCCTTTTTCCACTTTCAGAGACCGCAAGCACGTAACCTTGGGAATCTACGCTCCAAGAGCATATTTTAACTTTATTGATGTCTTCGGCATCAAATTTGAATGTTCGGCCGCTTGCCACTTTGCAATACGCGACATCCCCAGCTTCGGAATAAGTATTACAGTTCCCGCAGGTTTTGGTGTGATTGCTTCGCAGGAAAGAACCTCTCACAACGGTTTCCTTCCCGCAATCACACCTGCATCTCCACATGGTGTCATGCCTACGATAGGATCCGGCCTCGGCGAGCACAGATAAGTGATTGAATTTTCTGCCCGCCATCTCAATCTTGTGCATCATGCCCTCCTCTTGAGGAATAAGCCGCGCCCGCGTCTCTAAGTCTGACCATATTGCCGTTAAGAACATAGAAATTGCCGCCTTCTTCCTCTGGGATCAAATTCAGATCTTCGAGCCGACGCACATCGTTTGGAGAGAGAAAACCATTCTGAATGCCGACGGAGTAACCTTGCATCCGGCTTTGGTAATCGCCCCTGAGGAGGCCGTCTACGTTGAAACGGGCGAAGTAGATCGGCTTCTCGGAAGGAAGCAGCAGCGCCTTGGCGATCGCCTGCTCCCAGCGCACCACCCAGGGGTCCAGCGTGTACTTTACGAACTCCAACGACTGCTGTTCGATGTTGGAAAAACTGGATTTGTCGAGGTCGCCCACCATGTGCGGAGGCACCCGGAAGATGCGGGCGATCTCGTTGAGCTGGAACTTCCGGGTTTCCAGGAACTGCGCCTGCTCTGGGGGAATGCCGATCGCCTGAAACTTCATGCCCTCCTCGAGCACGGCGATCCGGTGGGCGTTGCCGCTACCCTGATACACGGCGTTCCAGCTTTCGCGCACACGCTTGGGGTCCTTCACGACGCCGGGATGTTCCAATACGCCGCCGGGATTGGCGCCGTTGGCGAAGAAGGATGCGCCGTACTCCTCGCAGGCGATCGCTATGCCGACGGCGTTCTTGGCCATGGCGATGGGCGAATACCCCACGAGGCCGTCGAACCCGAGGCCGGGGATGTGCAGCACGTCCTCTGGCCGGAGGATCACAGGGGCGCCGTCCGTCCGGTATTCGTAGTAAAGCTGACCGGAGGCGGTGCGGTCGACGGTCATTTTATTAGGAAGCAACGGGTACAGCGCCACGATCCGCCCCGCGCCGTCCCGGATGATCTGCGCGTAGGCGTTGCCCCACAGGAGCAGGTGGCTCATGAGGGTTTCCCGGAACACGAAGGAAGTCATTTCGGGATTCGGCTCGGTATGGAGCAGGTAGTACAGCGGGTGATCGGTCGCTTTCTCTTTCCCGCCGTCCGGCTTGTAGCGGTATAACTGGAGCGGCAGGCCGGCGATCGCCTCGGCCAGGATGCGCACGCAGGCGTACACCGCCGTGGTCTGCATGGCCGTGCGCTCGTTTACCGCCTTGCCCGAGGGCGTCCCGCCGAAGAAGAAGCTGTACTCGCTGCTGGGGAGGCGGTTTTGGGGCTTGTCGCGGGAACGGAACAAAAACTGAAATGGGTACAAGGGCGTAACCTCCTGAAAAAGGGTAATAAAAAAAGCACTCATGGCTGAGTGCTTCGCAAATGTTCCCGGTTTACCTGATATCCGAATACGGCTATTCTATTGAACACACTCCATAATTGCTTTCAGCAAATCAGGAAATGCCCATTGCATATTATGCCGATCAAATAAAGGAAAATTCTCGTTCGCGCCCTCTGATTCTTTCCAGCCGCATTCCCACCAAAAACAGGGTATGCCAAGATTACGGGCTTTTTTTATTATGTACGTCGCTTGGTCAATCCTTTCTTCAATAGGCATTGCCGCAGTACTGCCCCACTCCCCAAGAATAATCGGTATTCCTGTCTTATTAATATATTGTTTAATCGTTTTGAATTCTTCATCAACTTTCTTCGTGTTTAGAGAATTTGAGCTGCTCCATTCTGTAACAGGGCCCCCGTCGTCATTCTGATAGTAATAGTGGACTTCAACCATTAGTTTGTCATCATTGGGAATATTTAAGTATTGCAATTCACTTGCGTTGTTCAATGCTGGGCTCAAAGCAAGTACGCGTTTTTCATTGTTGCCGCCGCTACTTCGGACTGTATCATAAAATAATTTGTTCAGTTCATTAACACGATCACGCTGCATCTGCTCCATATCTTTTTCAGAACCTGTTGAATGTAAAACGCTATCACTCATACACGGTTCATTCATGGGTTCAAATATCAAATAATCATCGTATGACGAAAAGCGATCGGCTACCTGTTTCCAAATAGCTTTAAATCTGGCGTCAACATAACTTTTATACTCCGGCCGCATCCAGTCCTCAGCCCATTTATCTCCTACCCAAGAACGGTTGAGGTAATCGTAATGGGAATTGAGAATGCAGTACATCCCATTATCCAAAATAGCGCTTACATACTGTTCGACGGTATTCAGGAAATCGTCGTCTATTTTGTATGTTTGATCGTTCGTATAAAGCGACCATGAAACGTTAAGCCGTATGGAATCATACCCGGCTTCCTTAAAAATGCGGATCATATCGGTAGTGGGAGGAACGTCTCCCGTCTTTGTAAGATAATAATGGAGCTTGTCCAATCCGTTATGCTTGATCGCATAAGGATCAAAACCATGATTGAAATCCCAATCGATCACATCTAAGGCGCTTGCATAGTTTGTTCCGATTTTCATTTCAGAAAGAGCTTGCTTCGCTGTATTATCCCTCATGTTGACGGTATTGGTAACAGTGCAGGTATAGACAACTCCATCCGCCTTGCCTGTTATTGTTGCTATCCCGCCTTTATGTCGGCCAATGACAATGCCATTCTGATCTACACTGGCAACATAAGGATTTGAGGATGTCCACATCACATTCTGAGCGTCAGATACTACAAGTTTAATAGTTTCAGTGGGTTTGAGTGGAGCGGATTCATGATTAATCGCTGATTGCATAGTAGGAACAGGCGTAGAAGTTTTAGTCTCTCCAAGAATAGGCGAAGCGGCAATGTGAGTTGTACTCGAGGCACATGCCGCCAACGATAACAGTAAGATTATTGAGAATGCAAAGGCCACTTTTTTCATTGCGTAAACCCTACTTCCGTGCTGATTAATGCGTAAACCTGGTGGCACCAATATACGGAAGTATAGCATAATGGCTCCTCGAAATCAAAGCACTAGCAACCCTCTTTCATCATATACCGAAACCCCGCCAGCTCCTATATGCCGCAGCGCCCGATCCAGCGCCATGACAGTCGCCACCGCGCCGTCGATCTTTTCGGTGGATTTCTCTTTATCCGGTTTGATGTTACCGGCCGGGTCCGTCTTGATGTAGATGTTGTCCACCATCCAGCGCAGCACCGGATGTCCGCCGTGCGCGAGCTTTTCTTCCAGCGTCAGCTTCATAAGTTCCTTGGTTGGCGGGGACATATCCTTGAAACCCTGTCCGAAGGGGACCACCGTAAAGCCCAAACCCTCGAGGTTCTGCACCATCTGCACCGCGCCCCACCGGTCGAACGCGATCTCCCGGATGTTGTACTTCGTGCCAAGCTCTTCTATGAAGCTCTCGATAAACCCGTAATGCACCACGTTCCCCTCGGTCGTTTTCAGGAAACCGCGCTGCTGCCAGACATCGTAGGGAACATGATCGCGGCGCACGCGAAGGGATAGGTTATCCTCCGGTATCCAGAAGAACGGAAGGATCATGTATTTGTCCGCATCGTCCTCGGGCGGGAACACGAGTACAAACGCCGTGATGTCCGTCGTGGAGGAAAGATCCAGCCCGCCGTAGCAAACCCGGCCGCGCAGGGCCTCGGGGTCTACCGCAAACGCGCACTTATCCCATTTCTCCATAGGCATCCACCGGATGGATTGCTTTACCCATTGGTTCAGGCGGAGCTGCCGGAACAGGTTCTCCTCGGCGGGATTCTGGCGGGCGTTTTCACAGGCGACCTGCAGCTTCTCCATATCCACCGTGATGTCCAGCGAGGGGTTGGCCTTGCGCCATACCGCCTCGCTTGTCCAATCGTCATCGTCGGCGGCGCCGTAGATCACGGGGTAGAACGTCGGGTCGATTTTCCGGCCCTGCAGAACGTCCTGCGCCTTTTGGTGAACCTCCCAACAGATGGAGTTCCGGTCGGTGCCGGCTGTGGTAATGAGAAAGAACAGCGGCTGCTTGCGCGCATCGCCGGAACCGTGGAGCATGACGTCGTACAGGTTCCGATTGGGCTGGGCATGCAATTCGTCGAACACCACACCGTGGACGTTCAGGCCGTGCTTGGTGTACGCCTCGGCGCTCAGCACCTGGTAGAAGCTCCCCAGCGGCTTGTACACCAAGCGCTTCTGGGAAAGCAGCGGCTTGATCCGGCTCTTGAGCGCCGGGCACTGCTCCACCATATCCACCGCCACGTCGAACACGATGGAGGCCTGCTGGCGGTCCGACGCGCAGCCGTACACCTCGCCGCCGTGTTCGTAATCCCCGCAGGTAAGCAGCAGGGCGACGGCGGCGGCAAGTTCCGATTTGCCCTGCTTCTTGGGGATTTCCACATATGCGGTATTGAACTGCCGGTAGCCGTTGGGCTTGAGGATGCCGAACACATCCCGGACGATCTGTTCCTGCCAATCGATCAGCTCGAACGGCTGGCCGTGCCATTCGCCCTTGGTGTGCTTGAGGTAGTTAATAAAGGAAACCGCGACGTCCGCCGATTGCCGGTTATACCGGGAACCGTCCGCGAGGAAGGAGGTAGGCGTGTATTTCTTGAGCGTCCGCAAACAACAGCCTCCTTCCGGGCACGAAAAAAGGAGCCTCCGAAGAAGCTCCTTTTATAGGTATCTCAGGTTATTCCACGCGCATCCTGCGCAGGGGCTTCGCGGAGTACCGCGCCGCGCGCAGCAGCGTATCCGGCCGGAGGCCGGCGTCGCGGTACCCGTCCAGAATGACGTTGTAGTAGTACAGCCCCGGCCCGCCCATGGGCCTGCCGTCGTTCATGATGTAAACCATGGCGGAAACCGGCCTCCCTTTGAAATCAATCGTCAGCGTTTCTTTCCGGTACAGGTGGGGCCAGCCTTCGTAGCGGTCCAGCGCCGCCTCGTCCTGCGGGGTAATCTCCCACAGCAGCGCGGGCACGCGCCCGTGCTCGTAGGGTTCGATCGTGGCCACCGCGTTGCCGTTACCGCCCCGGAACAGGAGCCGGTAGCCCGGTAGTTCCATGCTGCCCAACACCCGCGCTGTGGGGCACCTGTGCGCCATCTGCGCGAGGTTCATATTGCTGCCGTAAGCAAGGTATATCTTGTTCATGCCGTTCTCCTATCTACGCCGCCGTGCGAAACCGCCAGGCGGCGTTGCCGTCCAGATGCTTGCAGAGGTGCTCGCGGCAGTTTTTGAACTCGTCGCCGATCAGACCGATGCGGTTGAGGTAGGTGCGCATGGCGAATTTCTCGTTTTCCACCTGCGGCTTCTTGCTGCTGGCGCTCCGCTGCGTGAGCGCCTGGTTGTTTAGGGCGAGGGCCAGGGCGATGTAGCTGCGTACTTTTCCGGCGTGCAGCTCGCTGTTGAAGCCCCGCAGCTCCACCGTGTGGTTACCCGTGAAAAAGCTGTGCAGGTTCAGGAAGTGGTACCGGCTGCTGTGGTAGTGCCGCGACCGGCTTTCGCCGTACCCCGCGTACCAAATGTTCTCAATCTGGGCGAAGGTCGCGGGTCTGGCGGCGTTCATCCGTTGGACCAGGGAGGCGTCCATCTTTTTGCAGAAGCGTACCCGCTCCTCTTCAATCTGGAGGGCTTTGTAAAAAAGGTCGTTTTTGCTGGCGATGATGTTGATAAAATTGCGGATGCTCCTGGGCGTATGGTCGGCGCCGTCGAGGTGGATGTGGATGCCGCAGGAGGAGTTGGTGAATCCGCCCGCCTTGCGCAGCCTGCGAATCAGCTCCTGCAGGGTTTCGATGTCGGCGTCGTAGGTCAGGATGGGGCTGACCAGTTCCACCCGGCGGTCGGTGTCGGCGCAGGTGGTTTGCTTGCCTTCTTTGCGCTGCGGGTAAATGCTGGCGTCGCTCATGATCTTCCAGACCCTGCCGTCGGCCGCCGTGACCTTGCGGGCGTCGTAGGAATCGTAGGTGGCCTCGACCGTGCCGCCAAGATAGTCGGCGGCAACCCTGGCCGCTTCCGCGCGGGTAATCCCCGTGAACTCCACCTCAATGCCGAATCTGCTTGTAAACACTGTGGTTTCCTCCTGAGCGTGTATGTTTTTTGCCCTTTGGGCATGTACATATATCACTCCGGGGGACTCATATAGCAAGCAATATCAAAGGGAAAAGCCGACTCAAAATATGGGTGTGTCTCTGCGGTTTCAGAGCCTTCGCACAGCGTCCTCGCCATACACGGCGCCGAGGGAAGAGCCGCAATCCCAGGAGCAAAATATCGTCCCGGTATCATCCACAAAGTCCACGGCGCCTTGGTCGCCGGGGCACAACTTTGAATAAGGGTCGATCATGTGCACCAGCTCCACGCGTGTGCCCGCGGGATACTCTTTGCGAAGCCGCGCCACGGTTTCCTTCGAAGCGAACCTATTCATCTGCCGGTGCCTCCGCCGCTTTCCTCGGGGCGCCGTTCTTGAAAGCCGTGTTGCCCGTCAGGCTTTTCAGCAGGACTTTTCGCGCGGCCTTGTAATCGTCGCCTACGAAGCCCAAACGGATGAGGAAAATGCGGAAGGCAAATTTCTCGTTCTCCACGGGCTTCTCTTTGGCGGTTACGCGGTGCTGTTCCTTGGCGGCCGCGCACAGGGCGCCGATGAACTGGGTGTAGGCAGAAACCTCCTCGGGCGAGGCGTCGAATCGGAACCATGGAAACCTGAGCGTCGTTTCCGTCCGCTCCACGGGCAGAGCGTCGGCGCCGATGGCCTTTTTGATGAGCGCCGCCTTGCTGGCGATGAGCCGGTCAAGGTTCGTAAGCGCGGCGTCGTTGAAGCCGTCCAGCGGCAGCTCGATTGTCAGGCTATCGGGAATGATATTTTCCATATGCTCTCCCGCATCGAAAGGCATTCCGACCGCCGGGTCATCCGACGTAAAACCCGCCGCGCGTAATCCCTCCAAAAGTCTCCCTGCGGTCGCCTCGTCGGTGCACGCATCTAAGGAAAGGGTTCCGTCCTTGCTGATGGTAACGTTCGCCACCGCATACGCAAAGCTCGGCGCGCCCTTATAAACCGGCGCCCATCCGAGGATTCCGCCCACCGTTTCTGCGAGTTCCTTGCGCCTAGCGCCTGTTACGTTGCATCTGATTTCCATGTTGAAAGCCTCCTTAGCCTCTTTGGTGATTACATAGATCACTCTGAAGCTGTGGAATAGCAAGCAGACTGTCCGAAAACTCTGAAGAAAAACGCAGATAACTGCGAAGAACGTTTTGCTAAATTCTGAATAGCCGAGAATATGGACTTGAAGGGGAAAGGGCAACAAAAAACGTCCTCTATCAGGCGTTGATGATTGCCATCAATTGTGAGGTCCCCAGTAGATTTACTGCTCGCTTGAAATCGTACCCAAGGAATGCAAGCGCCATTTCTGCTGAGGCCTTCAGTTTTCCTTTCATTAACAAGAATCGACTGTCATTCCACCATTTGACGGTACCATAGGGATGTTCGACAATTTGGTTACGTTTCCTCAGGTTGTGCTGGTTCGGATAAAAACGGATTGTCACCCATTCGTTCCAAATGCTCTTATCTGAGGACAGTTTCTTACAAATAAAGGTGTGGTTCATCTTTTGCGTTATTTCCCCAACCTTGCAACGTTCATAGAAGTCGATATTAATCCGCGTCTCGCCCGGTTTGAAACTTATTACGCGCCTTTTACCCATGGTGCATTTGTTTGCGCACTTTTTACAAGCAGCTGCTCTGTGATATCGCCGAAGTGATAAGTCCGTGACCCCATTAGGCGAACCCGGACCTGCATAGTATAGTGTCTGCCCCATCGGACACACAACTGTATCCGTGTCCAAATCACGCTCAAAGTATTGCTGAAGCGGTGGAATACGCTGAACATCAATCTTCTCACGATCCGCTCCGCCGGCAGCAACCATTTCCCGGCGTGAAACAAGTTCCCCTGTTTCCCGATTAAGAAACAGGTAAGCACCTTCAACCCGCTTACGGGTGATCGCCATAGTAACATCACTCCGCTGCAATACATACGGCAACTGGCCGGCAGCCAGACATTTCTTCAAAGTTTCATGGTCTTTGGATGAAAGCATTTCGCTGGTGATTTCTTCATCCGCCTTTTGGAACCTGAACGTGCGACAATCCTGTCCTTTATTGGGGTAGGTTGTTGGAGTATCCCCATTAAGCAGACAATCCAGAATCTTCTCATCGCAGGCGTAGCCCTTGTCAGCAACACCCTCCAGCGTCTCCACGCCAAGGGCTTTCTTTGCCCCATTGATCCCTTCTTCGAGAAGATTCCAGTCTGCACATTCGTTGGTGACATCGTAATGCACGATGATATGACTGTCAGCATCTACAGCAGTCTGCACATTAAAACACGGCTTGTAGCCGTCACGTGTTTTCATTAGCCGACATTCAGGATCCGTAACGCAGATTTGGTTCGTGCTATTGTTCTCGAGCTGCGAAAGTGCGTTGGTCAACTGTTGCTTCCGCCTGCGCAGATAATCCAGCACCCCATGAATTTCATCTGCGGTAAGTGCTTCCGGCCGCTTCTCAGTTTTGTCGTTTTCGTCGAGCGCAGCCATGTATTTTTCAATCCGTTCATCTGCCTGGAGAATCATGGCGCTGACATTCTGCCTGACATAACTGTTCTGATCCGAATTGACGGCACGGAATTTTGACCCGTCTATCACGACAGTATCGTGAGATAACAGTCCTGCTTTGTTGCAAAGCTTAACGAACTCGCGGAATACGCCTTTGATCGCGCTTGCATTGTTTTTGCGAAAATCAGCAATGCAGCGAAAATCCGGAACGATTTTTCGCAGTAACCACATCAGTTCGATGTTGCGTCCGGCTTCAGTCTGAAGGCGTCGGGAAGAACGGATCTTGTTGATGCATCCATAAATATAGAGTTTCAACATATCACGTGGGTCATACCCGGGACGCCCTTCCGATGCAGGCTCTGCTATAAATCCCAACTCCGCAAGATCCAGTGAGTCGATAAACGCATCGATCACGCGAACGGAATTGTCGTTGGACACATAGCTTTCCAAGCAGTCTGGCATTAGAATGATTTGGCCGCGGTCTTCGCCCTTGATATATGCCAT